GTTGTCTATGGGTATCTCTCGCACCCCATTGGCAGGGCATTGGCACCCCATTGGCTAGGCTCTCGCGGTCGCCGTCGCTTGGCTCTCTCTCATCCGTTGCGGCCCTTCATCCGCTCATCCGCAACCCATTGGCAGGGGTTTGGCAAGCAATTGGGATGCGGCCCCAAAGAATTATCTTGACTCTCTCCGGCCCTTACCCTATCTTTGGTAAATCAGACGGGCCAAACGGCCCCAAACCCGCAAAGGATTAGCCCATGAATTGCACTCTATTCTCAGAAAACCCCGTCAACCTAAGCGCAACCCTCACCGAAACGTACCGGCCCCGTCGCGTTGCCGACTTCATCGGATTGGACGGCCCCAAAAAATACATGCGGTCGCTGATCTCGCGGCCTAAAGACTCGGCTTGGCTCTTTGTCGGCCCCTCCGGTATGGGTAAGACAACCCTCGCCCTCGCGGTCGCTGAGGAATTACAGGCTGAGGTTACGCATATTCCCTCACGGCGTTGCACTATCGAAGCTGTAGAGGCCGTGCGTCGCCGTTGCCAATATGTTCCGATGGCCGGTAAAAAGTTGCACCTTGTTTTAGTCGATGAGGCCGACACAATGAGCGACGCGGCCCAAGATGCTTGGCTCTCAATTCTAGACTCCACAAACCGCGCACCTAACACTGTAGTTATTTTTACCTGCAACGGCGTTGAACGTTTGGCCGACCGGTTCCGGTCGCGTTGCTTCAACGTCGAGTTTTCATCTTACGGCGTCGCCAAAGACGCGGCCTCTATGCTTGAGCGGGTTTGGAATGAGCAAACCAACGGCAACGCATCCGCGCCTAACTTTCAGCGGATTGTAAAGGATTCCTGCAATAACATCCGGGCGGCTCTCATGGCTCTTGAGATGGAGATAGACGCGGCCCTTGCATAATGGGCCGGTCGCATGATACCTTCAACGTATAGTTATTAGACGGGCCGAACGGCCCCAAACCCAAAGGGGATTTACCAGTGAATACTTACGAAACGATTACCAATCACATCATCGCAACCCTCGAAACGGGGGTTATTCCTTGGCGCAAAGAGTGGAAGACGACCGGCAAAAACGGCGGGGGATGCTTGCCTTATAACCTGATCTCCGGCAAGGCTTACAGGGGAGTCAATGTCTTGACGCTCATGTGCTCCGGGTATGCTTCGACGGGTTGGGCGACCTACAAGCAAGCGCAAACCCTCGGCTATCAGGTACGCAAAGGGGAGAAGTCAACCCCCGTTGTGTGGTGGAATTTTCCGACAAAAGAAGAGAGACTACAGGGCCGCGCACCTTACGCGAAACTGTTCCGCGTCTTCAACCTTGAGCAATTGGACGGCGTACCGGCAACCTTGCCCCTTGAGGATGCGGAACCGTTCAACGCTATTGCATCCGCTGAGGCCGTCGCTAATAACTACATGGCGGGGCCGTCGCATCCGTCGCTTGCTCATGGCGGGTCGAGTGCTTACTATTCCCCTTCATACGACCGGGTACAGATGCCCCCGCGTGAGGCTTTCACGGCCCCCGAAGCCTACTATTCAACCCTCTACCATGAGTTTGTACATTCGACGGGTATAAAGGGCCGTTGCGACCGCGAGGAGCTACAAGGGATACAGCGGTTTGGGGATTGCGACTATAGCAAAGAAGAATTGACGGCTGAGTTCGGGGCCGCGTTTCTTTGCGCTGAGGCCGGAATATCAAATGAGCCAATCCTTACTAACTCCGTGGCCTATATCCAAAATTGGATATCCAAGTTGCAGAACGATAAAACCCTAGCAGTACAGGCCGCGCAACGCGCACAAAAGGCCGCTGATTACATCTTGGGCCGGACGTTTGGAGAGGACGCGGGGCCGGTCGCGGCTGAGGAGTAAACGCAGAGGGACGCGGGGCCGGGTGATCTCCGGCCCTGCGGTAATGCGGCTAAGTGGGGAGTCCCAAGTCTCCCCCGCGCTCAACGTCAACGGGCCATACGGCCCCAAACCCTGAGAGGAGTAACTACACAATGGAAGCTATTGAGTGGGGCGGATACGCTAAAACTATCATCCTCAACCCTGCGGATTATGACGGGTTGGAAGTCCACGGCGTGAGGGATTGCGCGGATGAGTTCGGCATAACAGACGGTACGGCTTGCGAGGTCGATGATGATGGCAACCCTGAGTTTTACAGCGTCTATGCTCATCTCCGCGAGGGCGGTTTAGAGTGCATCGGTGACTTTGCAACGGGCGTCGATGCGGTCGCTTATGGTGCGCTGATCGCGGGTGAGCACTCTTGGCCTTTGGATATTCACGCTAAGGGCATCTGTACCGATTGCGGCGAGTCCATAGAGGGCGGCTCTCAATGCGCGGGTTGCCGGTCGGCTGAGGGGGTGCGCTCGTGATCTATACCCCTCAAAACATCTGTGAGGCTTTCCACGGCGGCGGCGAGTCCTGGGAGATTGTCGATGCTCTCCGGCGCGTCGAGTCGCGCATTATGGACGCGGTAAACCTTGTGCCGTTCGGCTCGGCTGAGGAGTCGGGTTACTATGACGCGCTCTCCTCCGTTCGCCGGTTGCGCTTGGCTTGTGAGCACGGTTGGCCCCCCTTCGATGATGTGCTATAGTCAAGTGTAGTTATTCAGTCGGGCCAAGCGGCCCCAAACCCTGAGAGGAGTTCTCCCAATGCTAGCAACCCAAACCAATCAACCCCTCACGGTGCGCGATGCTCTCGCGCATCTCTCCTTCGTCAATCGTGCCTATCAGGTGCTCTATGCGCTCGGTGACTCCTCCGCGACCGTGCGAACCCTCGAACCTTCTGAGGCGTTCGCGCTGGTGGCTCTCGTGGCCGATGTGCGCGATGGTCAACGGCTCACGGCTCTAGATGATCTGTTGGCGGCGAAGCTCTCCCCTCGCATGATTTCTTACGTGGCCTCTGGTCTGTGATCTCAACCGGGGGCCGTACTGCGGCTCCCCATAACCTTCTAAGGAATAACTACATGGCTCGGCAAAAAATGATTTTAGATTCTCAACGCGCAACCCTTTTGAAGAATGGCGCGGCGAATCTCGCGCATCGTCTCGATGACGGCAACACAGAGGACTTCCGGCCCGTCGTCAAACTGTTCAACCCCTGCGGTGCTGCTACGTGGCTCTTGTCTGAATTGGATGAGGACGGCGATACCGCTTTCGGCCTCTGTGATCTCGGCATGGGGTCGCCGGAGTTGGGTTATATCTCTCTGGCTGAGGTCGCGGAAGTTCAATTGCCGCACGGCCTCTACATCGAACGCGATATCCATTTCACGGCTAAGAAGACGCTCTCCGAATATGCAACTGAGGCGCGGGCGGCTGGCAGAATTGAGGCGTACTAAATGGCGAAGCTCATCATCGAAATTGAGTTCGGCAATGATGGGATGCTTCGATATTCTCAGGCGCGGTCGGTCATCCGCGACGGCCTGGGTATGTCTGAGCATCGCGCCAAACCAACCGTAGGCGACGGCGGCACCTTCCGCGACGTGAACGGCAACCGGGTAGGAAAGTGGGAGGTAGTCGAGTAATGGAATGGTCAGAGGGTATGCAGGTTTTGCGCGAGTGGCGCGTCTACGGCCCTGCGCTGGTGTTGCATGAGGGCCGGTACTTTGTCTTCTCGCGCACGGCTCTGGTGAGCGACGGCCCAACGGTTGAACAGGCTCTAAAAAACGGGGGGTTCCTCCCCCGTCGCCCTTCCAGCTACAAGCCGTTTGTTGCGGTCGGCCCCAACGTCGTGCAGGAGAATACTGCTGTATGCGTGGCGCGGTCGAAGACTATGGCGGTGCGGATTGCCAACGCGCTCAACGAGTACATTCCGGGGGATAGGGGGTTTTGAAATGTGGGCTATCGTTGATTTCATCGGGCTTTGCCTTGTTCTCTGTTTCGCTGGCGTGATGTTTGACGAGTTATTCAAGTTTCTCGGTGATCTGTGGCGCATCCTGATAGGTCGGCCAATCGACCGCTAGATGGGTGCAATAGAGCCGCAAATAAAAGCCGTGGGGCGTGTTCCCACGGCTTTTCTGCGCTCCGGGTAGGGGTAAGGGTCGTCCGGGGTGGCTCCGGGCCGTCCTGGGCCTCCTATGCGTTGAGCGTGAAGTTGGCGACGGTGACGGTGCAGAGGGGCGGCGGCTCGTCTCCGGCCTTGACGGTCTTCTGCTCTCTGGTGACACCTGACGGGGTGAAGTTGGCTCCGATGGCAAAGACGTACAACGGGTCTTCCTCGGTTATGTCGCCGGGGTGCTGCTGTAGGTCTATCGGGGCTTGCGGATTGCTGGCGACGTTCGACATAAACGTACCCTGAATCTTGCCGGTTCCGGTGTTCGCCATGAGGTCGGCTCCTCGGATGAGAAACGCGGCCTCTGGTAAGTCGGTCGGGCCTCCGATGGGTTCGGCCTCGGTCGCGGAGAGGGGTAGCCAATCGTTCGGGTTGTCGGTGGCTCCGGCCAACGTCGCTCGACCGTAGAGGGTGAGGATTAGCGTTCCTGGGCCTGACGGCTTGGCTATGCCGGTTGCTACAACGTCAAAGGGGTTGAGGTTGAAGTTACTGCTTCCCGGCACGGTGACGATACAGGGGGCGTGTTCCTGATCTCGCATCATCACAAGGGCGGGGTTGGAGTCCATGAGTTTGAGCACGGCGGCGGGTGGGGCTTTATCGACCACGGTTGACATAAGCGGCTCCTTTGCGGGTTGGGGGCGATTAGGGCCGTGGCTGGTGAAACGGCCCCCGATGTTTTGGGGGCCGTCCCTTCCCTAGAGTTGCCTGTGTGTTAGATACCACAAAAGCAGTCCTAGTAACGCGACCGCTGTGTTACGATCTAGTCTGATCTGCAAAACAATCATTTTGACCGTCCCACCTTTCTGAGATTGGCCCGATGTTCCTGCATCGGGCCTTTCTCGTGATAGTTGCCAGTGGCAACGTCCGGGGAAGGCTGATGCGGTTGACCGGCAACTTCAGAAAGTGCGGTTTGCGCTTTTGTGAGTATACCTGAATAACTACACTTCAAAACCACCATTCAACTATCTGCGGCTCGTCGTCATCGCTGCGCGGCATCCGGGTTTTGTCCTGGGGAATCCTGCGGCGTAGCTCCTCGATGCTGGCTCCCGTCCAAAAGTGCTCTGTGGGAGTGACGACGTTCTCCCCTCCCTTCGGTCGCTTGATGTGGTGCTGTCGCATCACGAAGGCGACGCCGGGGAAGTCGGTAGGGCTGGCGTAGATGACCCAAATTTTTATCATCGCGGCAAGAGCCTGTATGCCTGGGTGATCTGAATTTCTAACAGGGCCATACCTTCGGGGCCGTCGTGCTGCTCGGCCTTCTCGCGGATGATCGGCAATCCGGTTTCGATGCTCTCTAAGACCTCGGCGCGGGTCGCCGGTCGGCCTTCTCGGAACCATTCGGTTTTGAAGGCGCGGCCTAGCTTGAAAAGGATTCCGTCTCCGGCTCCTGGGCGACCGCGCACGGTTTGAAGCTCATGGCGGCGGGTGTACCAAAGCAGGGTGACGCCGGGGTTGCGCTCCACCATGACGCCGGGGGCTGGCTTCTTGGCCGCGTTGAACTCCTCGTCGGTGCGCCGGGTCATGTGAGGCTTGGAGAGAAACGGGCAATTCTTCGCGGCGTACTCGGCACATTCGCGGTGGCTCGGCGGCTCTGAGCTAATCCGGTTGACGGCGCACATTGGGCCGATGACAAAGACCTCCTCGCCGTACAGCGGATTGCCGCACGTCCAGCAAAGGCGTTTATTCACGGCGGCGTAGAACTTGCGCCTATCCATTGCGCGAAACTCCGGCTCCCCTTTTATCCACTCGACAAACCACGGAACCGGGTAGCCTCGCCGGTCGATCGGCAATTTCTGCATGAGGCGGGGCGGTGTAGTTATGTCGTGACGGAGGGGGCATTGCTGCGGGGCCGTGCTCATAGGTTCAATGTCTCCTTTATGTGCTTCATTACCTCGTTGATGATCTCCGGGGGCGCGTCGGGATGGTTTAGCTCGATCTCGGCCCGCATCATCGTGAGCATCCCATCGCTCTCGATCTTCAATTGTTTTTGGAATCGCCGGAGGCGGATATGTTCGGCGACGATAAATGAGATTTGAGCCACTGAAAGAAACGCCATAGCAAGAGCGGTGATGGCTTTCGCCGTGGGCGGCGGGGTTCGGCTCCAAATGATGAGGCTTATTCCTAGCCCTGCGACGAGGCCGGAGAGGGCCAAGCTGTATGACGATAGGCTCCTCATCGGTAGCCGTGGCCTTGACACAAGGAACATACCCCCTGCTTCTTCGCGTTCCATCCTGACCCTCCGCAATCTTCGCAAGCGGTGAGGGTTCCCGTCCCTCGACACTTGGGGCATTTACTGTGCGGCTTGGCGTTCTTCGTCGCCTTCCGGCAATTGCAGGGGCCGCGTCCATCGGGCTTGAGCGCGGCGGCGGCAATGTCGGTCGCGTCCATCAGTTGAACCCCACTATCCATCGCCGTACCTCCTCCCGGTTGGTAATCCATCCGGGTAGCATCATGAACCCCACGCCGATTTGAATACCTACATGGTTCTGTAGCTCCTCGTGCTTGCGTAGGTCGCTCATCATCGACGTGAATGCCTGGGGGGTGTCGCCCGCGTCGAGGTATTCAAGGGCGCGTTGCTTGCACCATTCGAGATGTTCTTCTCTCGATCTCATCGGATTCGTTCTCCGCTGTCGGGGTCGGTAACGATACCCTCTACGGCCTTGTCGTCCTGGGTCTGCCGGAAGTAGCGAAACTCCTGCATGATCGCGGCCCCGGCTCCGGGCGGAAACTGCTGGTCGGTAAAGAAGCTCAAAACCATCGCGTCGGCCTCCGTTCGTGCGGCAATCTTGAGCAAGTCGTTTGCAATTTTGCAAGCCTCGGCAACGGAGAGTTGGGCTTTCTCTCCGTTGACTATGAGGCGGATGTAAGGTTGACGATCTCGCGCCGACACAATGCCGTCAATGAAGATGTGGGTATCGCCCGCGTTGGGAATATTGCCCGGTGGCGATGCGGTGAACTCGTGACAGTTGCCGCAATAGCCGTGCCGCTCATCGTCGGGGTGGTGGCTGATCGTTTGACACTTCGGGCATTTGAACGCCATCTAGTTATTCTCCCTTTTGCTCCTCATGAGGACGGCGGCGGGTATGTCGGTTATGTCGTCGGGTTCTCCTACGGCAATCCACTCCATTACGCGCTGTGGGATATCGGCTTTGGTGAACGCGGGCCACTCTCTTGCCATGATGTACATAGCCGACATAAACATCATCATGCCCCGCGTGTCATTGCTGAATATCTGGCGCACTTCAATAACCTTTTCCAGCACTTCGGCGTTGAAGATTCGCCATCGTTCCCTCTCGGCCTCGGTGAGCGTAATGCGGTACGTCTCGTCGCTCATAGCCTCCCGCCTCGATGCGCGGTTAGCTGGTGAAAATTCATCCATCGCCAACGGTTCCACGGTGGTACTTCCTTCGGTGGCCTTGTCTCGCACGTCGGACAAACACAGGGGATTCCTAGCCTGTTACCGTAGCGTCTCGGACTGAATAAGCTCGATGAGTTTGGCGGCAAAACTGCGCGGAGGTAGGTCATATTCAACCGCAACGCTCGTGCATAGTTCTTTGAATCGGCCAAAGGCAACGGCGAGGGCTGCTTCGGCATGGAATGGACGAGTTGCAGTTTGGGGCCGGTAGTGGCCGTTGCCGTTGGCTTGGAAGGTTGCTGTTTCGGGGAGAGTCGCAAGGCTCGTGCTCCTTTTGTTGTATTTGCGCTTGGTGCGCGTTTCCGCCGTGATTGGGGCGGGTTGGGGTAGAGAGGCTTTAACATCCTGCATCCTCTTGGCCTTGTGTGACCGGCCTAGTACGCCGTGGGCGGCTCGTCGGTGAATACCTAAATGGGCCGCATCTTTGTAAACCTTGTCGCATCCCTCATGCGGGCAAGCGAAGTTATTCGGCTTTGGGTTCGTCAATCTTGCTCCTCTCTCTACTGCGCTTTCCGTATTCCATCCGAAGCCGCAAGGCTTCCTCTGCGGTGGGGTGGGTTCTCCCGAAAATCGGGTGTTGGGTGTTGAATAACTCCATCACGTTATCAGCCTGTTTGTGTGACAGGTAGCCGGTCACGTAGCCGATGTTCGCTAGCAGTGTCGCCCTGGCCTCCTCCTCGGTGATCTTCAAGACGACCGCGTTCTCTGCGGCCTCTTCCGCGACCAATGCGGCGGCTTGTTCTTTGGTGCTGATCTCGCCGTCTTGCACGAGGTTTAGGATTTGCAACATGCTCCTCATCGTCGCTACCTCCGCGCTGGTTGTTCTGCTTCTCGCTCTCTTTGCTGTTGCTCATGTAGCAAGCGGATGGCCTCTTCCAGCACGAGTTTGTTTAGCTCTCGCTTTTGTGCTCGGCCTCTGGCACGGTCGGCGGCGCGGCGGCGGCGGTGCTCGATGAGTCCGACGCCGGGGAAGAAGAGGACGAGAAAAGAGAGGGTTGCGAGTCCGGCAAGGTTGAGGTCTGAGACGTGCATCGTGCGGGTTCCTTTCTGAATTGTGATACCTGGGGGCATGTGGCGAAGTGGCTGATAGCGTCGCTCTCCGGCAACTTCATAAAGTCCATCGGGATTTTTTGTTTCGCTGGTGTAATCCACCATTCGATAGCGGCGTTGCAACCGGAACATCGGCTGTAGTTACTCCGGTGATATCCGGCCTGTTCCATCTCTGCGCGAGTCCGGGGGAAGTTCATTAGTTTGTCCACCAATCGGGGATGAGGTCGGCTTCGGCTCTCCAATCCTCTGATCTGTCTTTGAGTGGGGTTGGGATAAACCGTACCGTGTCGTTGGGGCCTTCGATGTACGTCTCCATGATGTTGTCAGTTGGAATCTCCGGGCCTTTCACCATGACGCATACGGCCTCATGCCAGACCTCGCGGGGAAGGTTTTTTACATGCCCGCCGTAGCGTCGAAGGGTTGCGTGATAGGCCGTCTTGAATTGGCTTATGGTTTCGCGGGTCGGCGGGTCGATTTTGAAGTACCGGCAAAAATCCTCCGACTTCACCCAACGGGTGTCGCTGACGACCGCGACGGCGACGGCCTGTAGCTTTCGCGCACCTTCGGCAATAACCCGCATCATCTGTCTCTTCTCGTCGCTGTCACGGAAGGGCAATGGAATAACTACACTGTCGCCGTCCGGCCTCAAGATGAGGGCGCACGGCATCATCTTCTCGTCTTCGCTGTACTTGTACTGTGCTCGGATGCTTCGCGCTCGGTCGAGCAACGTTTGCATCAGCAACCTTGTGTCTACTACGTCCATAAATCCTCTTCGTTGTCTTCGTAGTTCGCCCATGTAGATATCCGGCCTATCGTCCACAACAGAAAGTGCCTCCATCGCGGAGGAACGAGACACTGTAGGCGTAGCTCCTCATGGGAGTCTGCGGCCTCCTGCCGGGTGGAGTAGCGGAGTTGGAGTTGGTCGTGCGGGTAGTGCTTCTCGCGGTAGGCTCTCGCCCGGTCGCGCTCGGCTTGCTCCTCCGGGCTGGCTTCCCTGCCTTCCGCGAAGTCGCGGAGTGCTCCGCGCTCGGCCTCTCGATCTCCGGGCGCAAAGAGCATGGTTTCGTAGATGAGCGGAGGGCCGACGCGACTAAAGTTGTGATCTAGGCCAAGCCAAACCGTCGATAGCCTCTCGCCGTAGAGGGTCTTGGTCTGCGCGACGTTGCGCTCCTCTTTGGCCGTCTCAAAGAGCAACGCCCATTTCATCCACGCGGGCATCAGGTCGTCAGAGAGTATCGGTTGCCCGTCCGGGTAATACTTGTCCGGCCTCGGCTCTACAAGGCTGAACATAAAGGCCGTGGGACTTGGCCCCCATGAATTACCGGGGCCGTCCTGGGCCTCTAGGCTTTCTAGTGCCTCTCGCTCTCGCTCAAGGTGCCAGATTGGGTCTTCCGGTGCTTGCTGCTCATCGCACATCTATCAATCCTCGGTTGGGTGGGGCAAACCGATAAGCCGCCCAGCGTAGGCTCCGGCTCGCCCCTTTTTAGGTGGGAAGGGTGAACGCTCTAGAAACGCTCTCCCCTCCCCTGACCGGCGTAGCAACGTCGGGTAAATCCGCCACGCCTCCGGTTTCGGGATTAGGCCGTTGCCGGAATCTTCTTCTTGCTCGGTGCTCTCTTCGCTTTGGTGGCCTTCGGCTCCGGCTCCGGGTTGACGGCCTTTACCTCGCCGTCTTCCAAGTAGACGCCCACCTTGCCGGAGGTATCAACTACTTCGACAAACACTTGGAAGTCATGCTCGTGCGCCATCTGCGAAACGATATTCATTGAAGCGTCGTCCAGCAAAGAGCCGTCCTTGATTCGCATGACGCGAAGCTCCGGGTTGGTTGCCATGCCGATAGCGACGCTGGCCCTGATCTGGTCGGCGTTCGATACCTGATTGAACGGCAACCCCTCGTAGATAACCTCCTCGTCGCCAAAGGCCAAGCCGGGTACGGGAAACTCGGCTGAGGAGATGGCGTTTACCTTCGCCTCTTCCTTCGCCTTGAGTCCCGCGCTAAGAGTCTCAATGCGCGAGTCTAGTTCGTCAATCTCCTGCTGGTAGCTGTCGCGCCGGTCGCGCCGGTCGATGGCGGCGTTGGTCGCCCTGGCCTTCGTGATCTGTTCGGCAAGCGCGGCGGCGTCCTTCGGCTCCGGTAGCGGCTTCCACTCTTTAATCATGGCGTCGGCCCTTTTCAGGCTCTCTATCCACTGCGCGGTTTCTTCTTCCATCTCCGCTAACTGTGCTCGTAGCTCCTCGATGCGGGTCTTGTTCTCGTTTATGTCGCGCTCCAACACGTCGCGGTGGCCCTTGCGCTCGTCGCGGTGCCGCTGCTCTTTTGCGATACCTTCGTTGTAGCCGCTGACTTCCTGTAGCTCCGTGACCAACGCAACCTCGTTGATCTTTGCTTTGGGAAGGTCGGCGGCTACGGCGATGGCGTCGCGCCTGATCTCGACCGCATCGCGCTCTTTCTTGAGGTCGCGGCGGGTGAGGTAGTCGGCCTTGTACTCGGCGTCGAGCGCGTCAAGGTCTACGTCCACCTTCACCAGTGAGCGCAATACCTCAAACTGCTTCTTGGGGTGCATCCGCAAAAACTCTAGAGGGTCGAAACTAATCTTCCCCATCAGCTTGTCTAGAATCTCCTGCGGCCCCTGGTAGCGGCTCTTGCTGTCCTTCGCCTCAAGCGCGAGGGTTCCGTTGCGGCTTCCGCCTTCGGTGAAGCGGCGAGTAACTACAATATCCCCCAAGTCCAGTTGAATAACTGCGCGGCCTGAGCCTTTGCGTACCGGCTGCGACGGCACGGTGCTGGTGCCGGTCAACGCCCACTCGATTCCGTCGAGGATGCTGGTCTTGCCTGAGCCGTTCGCGCCGGAGATGCGGTTGATAAATTTGTTGGGTGTGAGGTCGATGGCCTTCAACCTCTTGATGTTCTCTGCCTTCAATCCGATGACTCGCACTATCGCACTCCTGCTTTCTTCTTTGCCGTCCTGGGGGTCGCGGTGCGCTTGGCTCCGTTGGTCGTAGCTGGCTCCGGGTTGGGGTTGTGGGAGAGGTAAAAGTCAATCATCTTATTCAGCATGGAAGTGCGGTCGCGGTGGTCGGCCTCGGCCATCCTGTCGATGATTTCTACCGTGTCAGTAGGGCAGTAAAAATTCAGCTTAGTTTTGCTCATGGAATCCATGCTACGCCGTTGTATTCCATTGTCAAGGATTTTGCCCGGTTGACAGGCTGTATTCCCCTGTGATATACTAGATTCCGACAGGATACTGTCATATTCCCTTTGGAGTTCTCTATGGACAATCAAGTAAATAAGTACGACCGCATGTACGGAAGCCTCATCGACGTTTCGATCTCCACCAAACCATCGACCGTCAAAGTGGTACAAACCCTAACCGGGCGGTCGGAGACGTTCATCATTCAGACCATGCGCCATGAGGACAACGGCGACTACATCTTTGTCGAGTGCGCCGATGAGAACGGCTTGGTGCGGCTGGCCCTTCCCCCGAAGGTGTCGAACGCTATAGCGTCGCAACGTGAGTCCCTGACGAAGCGGCGGCGGTCGATAGCAAGCCGCGTCGCCATGCGGAACCGCATCGCCAACGGTGAGGTCATCAGCTTCAAGAAGCGCAAGGCCAAATGAAAATCGGCCCGAAGGTAAGCTCCCCTCCGGGCCGTGCATTGCTTTGATCTCCCAAAGCCTAGATTGTCCCACCATCATAGCTCATCCACGCGATTGAAGTTCTGTGCCGGGGTTCCACTCGGCGTAGGGTTCTCTCGCGGGGATGGGTAATCGCTGATCTTGGTTGCGGTGCCGTGGATGCCCGCTGCGATGAGGCCGACGGCGAAGTAGAGAGCCAGCATCCCCCATGTTAGTTCAAAGCGAAAGACGACGAAGAGAGCGACAGCGGTAATAACTGCATTGGCGAAGACGCCTCCCCATCCGTTGAGGAACGGCACGAAGAGTTTCAATAACTGCACGGCCCCGGCGATGATGACTCCGGCGAAAAGCATCCGCTCCGGCTCCGTGAGGAAGTCGGGGCGGATGATGAATGAGAGGAAGTAGACCATTGGCAATTTCCCTCATCTTACCTCGGCTTAGAGCCTGTCGGCTTCGATGAGCACAAGACCGTTCTGCTCGTCCCATCGGTAGCCTGGGTGCGCGGCCTCCATCTCGCGCAGGAACGCGGCCCGCGCTGCAATGTTGGCTTGTAGCTGTTGCTGCATGACGTTATGTTTTAGTGCGAAGTTCTCCAACTTCAACCGCTCCATCTCCGTCAATTCCGCGTGTCCGTTGTCCATCTGTTGCTTCCTCCTGTATCGGTTCGGGAACCGTCATACGCTCCGGCTTTACCCTATCGACTACGACTTCGAATTCAGCGACCCCGCCAAGACGCCGCACGGCTTTGACTTCCCACGCCACCGTAGCATCCTTGACGCTTGAGCGGATATAAAACTTCCCGGCGATAATGCGCGACGCGGCCAGTATCGCCAACTCCTTGTCGTCGTCAATCTGTGTCAGTAGAACGGAGCGGTTGTCGGGATAGACCAGCGACTCGAAGTAGTCGGGCAGAGTCACAATCGCTCCACCGTTTGTCAGCGTGACCTCGCCACGGTAGAAGACGCCAACCTCCGGCCCTTCGAGGCATGAATGCACCAGTGACTTCGTTTCGTCCAGCGGGTGGTCGATGATGAAATTTTTCGACCCTCCAGCTACATTAAAACCTGCGTTGCAGGTTAGCGGTTGCCAGCAAGAGATGGCACTTCCCACGGTAACGGTAAAGTCGCCACCAGCCCCACAGCCAAAATTATTCCCTGCGAAAAAGTACGAAGCCGACACCCGGTCAACGTTGAAATTAGCGCGTTTTCCGTTGCTGTCGTGAGACATGGTCAGGTAGTTCGCGGCCACAGAGAAGTCATCCGACCACCCCCAAAAGTCAAAGCCGCCAGCGTACTGTGTTGTCTCGCCGAGGTTGACAAAACGAGTCGAACCATTAACTCCAGCAGCGTCAAAAGCGGCTTGCGCAGTCCTGCCAGAGTTCCGCATCGGGCCGCAAGAAAATCCATTCGACGTGTAACAAACGCCGTTGCGGTTAAGCATCCATATCCAGCCCGTCGCTCCCAACGGGCCGTTGACGTGGCGAATCGCCATCGTGTCTGCGTTCATTCCTGCCGTATCCGGCGTTGGCCCCGACCATGTGGTGACAACAAACTGGCCGGGATAGGAGGTGCCACCCTGCCCGTTGATCGCAAGCATCAACCGCGCCATAGCCTGACCAGCGGTTCCGATGGCGTTGTTATAGGCGATGGGGCCAGCCGAGATGAATGAACCGGAGTTAGCGGCCTCGATGTTCTGGCTGAAGCTGGCCGTTGGCGAGTAAATTGTTACCTTGTTGTTCAGTCCGTCGATGCGAATGCCGGGGCCATTATTACCCCATGCTCCGATGCTGAGTCCTCCGGTATCGTTACCGGCTCTGTTGAACGCAATGAGCGCATCGCCATCCGCCGCCCACGGAATAAAGTTGCCGGGGCCGGGAAGCCCTGATTCCAGATACATCGTTGACATATTAGTTGTGCCTGAATTGCTGAGCACGGCATTGTTCCCTTGGAAGCCTCCGCCTGCGGTGACGCCTCCCGCTACAGTCACATTGTTTCCTTGCAGGTGCATCGTTGTGTACAGAATAGAAGCATCCGCCGACATGAGGCGAAGGGACAGTTGACCGGCGTTTACGTTGTCCTGACCAACAACGTCGAGATAGCCAATCGGGTTTATGTAGCTGATAGTCACCCGATTCGCAGCCAGCGTACCTGCGCCCAAAGCAAGCAGACTTTTTTGAGCCGCGACGCTTCCGTAGAAATTTCCATTCCCAAAGCGGTCGAAGGTAATAATTGGCGAGTTCCCGTCAGCCCCGCCAGCTAGCCCGCTCCCCGAACCAGACCAGAACTTGAACTGGCCGGTCTTGTCTGTACCCGCCGCCGAGTCGAGGCCGAAGTGCATACTGCCATGCGTGGTTCCCGACGAGAGAACAAGTTCCTGATTATCGGCCCCCGAACCGCCGCGAACGATTCCGCCAGCACCGTAGGTAGCTCCCGTGGTCGCAGCAGCCAGCAGGAGGTTGCCGAGGCCACCATAAATTTTGAGGACGTTATTGTTTTGCAAAGCCATCTTCGGAGCCGTATTCCCGTTAACCGTCACGTTCGAGGCGACGTTGTACCAATTAAACCCTCCACCCCCGGAGCCTCCGGTGTTGATAAAATCTGTTTCACCTACGCTATTTGTTAAATTCCATGCGAGAGTGAAGCCGCTCGTTGGTGACGTTATGCCAGCGAACGCATTGAATTCCATTTGAATAATGCCTTGAAATGTATTGCTCCTATCCACATAGGCGAGCGTTGCGGGGTCAATCGACGGGTCTTGCCAATGATCGCCCGCAGAGACGGCTACTCCTGACTTCGGCCATATCATTCCTCCCGGCCCTGGCGAATTGGCGAAGGTGCGAACGGGTGAGCCGTCCACTTCGCAAGTGTTGAATATTGTCGAGTCGGCCTGTAGCTCTCCGTCCACGATGGCGTCGCCGGTGACGGTAAGGTTTGCCACTTCAAGATTGCCGCTCATGGTGAGGTTGCCCGCTTCACTCACGGTCGCGTTCTTGCCAATAACTACATCGCCTCCGAGATAGTTCAAGCGAATGGTTTGGTTGTATGGGTTTGCGCCCGCTGCCGTTAGACCTTGCAAGTCAATAGCGTTCTCGCTCGGCTTCGGCCATACATACATGCCTTTCGAGATATTGATATCGGGGTTTTGCCCTAGCCATAGCGCGTAGGTCGTGTCGGGGTTGTAGACCTCGATTCTTTCCGGCATCTGAATACGCTTGAAGGTTCCTGTTGGGTCGAGGTCGCATCGTAGGAACGTCCACTGCTGCCCGCCGTCTCCCGGTGTGCCTTTCAGTTGCAAGCTCGGCATCCCCTTTCCCTGATTCGCAACCGTCACGAAGTTGCCGGTTCCCACTCCGCTCGTTCCCTGCGGGTCATAGTAGAAAGACGAGGAGCCGAAAGGTTGGTCGGCTACGTTCTGGCTCATGAATCCTGAAAGCTGATTGAAGGATGCGGGGATGTACCTTCCGCCAAACCATACATAGCTTTGAACGCTGGCACTCCGGTAGTCCTTGATTTGAACTGACGCGCTTCCGGTGGCGGCACTCACGGAATCGCTGCCCGCATAATCCCACGGAATATAGACTACCCCGCCATTCGCGCTGACGGCCGCATCGACGGCCTTTTGAATGGTGGTGAGGTCGCTCTGCCCCACATAAAAATTTCGGTTGATCTGCCGCGCTCCAATCGGGCCAACTGCTGTCGCTGCCATAGGACGCTCCTTTATCTGAAGCAAAGCAAGAGTAGGTAAAAGAAGACGAAGGCCAAACACAAAATCAGGCTGTACGCGAAGGCTTTCATTGCAAACCCCACGTTCCGGGTATGTGCGCTCTGAGCACTCCCCCAATGTCGGCTATGTAGCTCTGCACGGTGACGGCGAAGGGCCGCGAGTCGATGGCGGTTCCGTTGCTGATCTCGGCTATCTGTTCGACTGTCTGGCCTCCGGCCTGAGTCTGTTTGAAGATGAGCACGTAGAGGACGCCGGGGGTGAAATACTTGGCCCGGAGCCGGGTGATAGATGTAACCATATTGATTACAAATGTCTCCCCGTCCACTCCGTTGAGGGTGAGTGTTCGTGCGGCGTCGATGGCTACAAGTCGTCTCATGGGTAGTAGGTGCTTGGGCCAATCGCCCAAAGCTCTCCGTTCTCATCGGCTACGAAGGTTTGGATAGTCGTACTGTTCGCCTGGGGGTCTACGGTCGGCGCGTTGTGAACGTTAGCGGGCCAAGGGAAGAGATGATTTCCGGTTGCATCCTGCACAATGATGAACGTGTACAAGTTGCCGGGAATCATGTTTTCTATGGTCACGGTGGAGATGTTGCCGGGGAGCGTTAGCTTGAACGCTGTGTAAGTCGAGCCGTCAAACACCATATCCGCGAGGGGTGGCAGAATTTGTAGTTGGTTGATGATGAGCGGCGGCAACGGCGGTATCGGCTGCGTCGGGTCGAAGGGTTCGGTTGAATCGAGGTCGTAGGTCTGATCGTCAAGGAAGAGATAGGCGTTGGTCTGCACAACGTCTCCGTTGTCATTCTTGACGGTGACGGTGTAGTAGGTTCCTGCCGGGGCTATCTCATCGTTGCCCGGTACTTCGGCTGTAAACGTGCCGTTGCTGCCCGCCTCGATCTCCTGTGTAGTGACTCGCGCAAGTAAGGACTGCCCCTGCAAGCGCGGCACCTGGGGGCCGTAGCCGCAAAGCGCAATAACTATACTGCCGCTTTCAACGGCTTCGGTAAGGATGCTTTCGAGTTTGCCGGTTAGTGTCGCCATCTCTCTTACCTCACCCAAAGAAGGTCAACGGCCCTACGGTCGCCAGTCGCGGATGCCGGTCTAAATGGTCGGTGATGTTCTCGCGGAACCACTCGCGGTCGATGTTGCTGAGGTCTGCGTAGTACAGGGCCAACGTCTTGCCCCGGTCGTCCTCGATGTTCACGTTGGAGTCGTCGGATGTTCCGATGTAAATGTCATCCACCATTGAGAGCATCCGGCGAAACGTGAGGTCGCGGGGGTCGATAGGGAACGCTTCGACCGTGGTTCCGATGAACTTTGGCGCGGCGTCAATCACGGCGTTCCATTCGCCCCAACCGGCCTTGACGCGGTTCGCTAGTACCTGGGCGACGGCGCACATGCCCTGCGTCCCTCCGTGGTGGTATGCCTCGCTGACGGCCCACTGTACAAGCCGCGCCTTGATGAAGTTCTCGTAGGTCATTGCTTCTTTCCCTTCTGCTCCTCCTGCATCCGCTCTAGCCAGACCTCGCGGCAAATCTTCTCCGTCTGGTCGGGGGAGATTTCCGTCTGATCTCCGCTCCTTCCCTTCTGTTGCTTGACGATGTAGCCCTGCCGGGTGAGTGCGGCACAAAAGGCGTTTATGTCGAATGGTGCGGAGAGCGCGGCGGCGGTCTTGTTGGCGATGCCGAATTGGACGACAACCAACGTGTGTACCGGGCATCCGGTAAGGGGTAGAGTGACGACCGCTATAACTACATTCGCCCATCTCATCGCCCCCTCGTCTTCCTGTAGTCCTCAAGCTGTTCCAGATAGAGTTCGCTGGCTTCGTTGTGGACGACCGGCCCGAACGCTCGATCTACTTCCCTCTCGTCTAACACTCCCTCCTGAATGAGCCGGAGCAAGGCGGTGCGCCAACCCCGGTACTTCTCTGAGGTCGGCACATCAAACTCATCGAACCGCATTAGCGACCATTCCGGGCCTCGCGGCCATTGCAGATAGGTGATGTACTGCGCGACGCGCACCCCGTCTTTCCAAACCCATGCGCTGATTCCTACGCGGTCGAGAATAACTACATCGTGCAACCAAAACCGTGCGCTTGATCTCGTGCGCTGTACCGGCATGGCTAGGCCGCTCTTGTGGTTCATATCCCAAACCCAATCGACGGCGGGTTCAATGCTGCAATTCACTCCGGCGTCGATGAGTTTTTGAAAGACGGCATGGGGATGCAGGATGTTGACTAGCCGCATCTCTTCATTCTCGCGGCCCATCCATCGCTCCTGGCCCTGCCAACGCTGCGCATGGCGGGCGGCGTAGTTCTCCTCGAAGGCTTTACGCTCGGCCTCGATGAGTTCCTGACTGCTCGTGTCCGTGTAGGGCAACGGGTTTTCGACTACCGGCGTCGGTAGCTCCTCGTCATAACTGCACTCAACCCGCTTGAGGTTGCTTACGATCTCACCTGCCTGTGGCATTGGGTTTCTCCTTTACTGGCGGGTTGACTGGCTTCGATTCCGTACCGCGCACCATCATGCTTGCGATGAGCGGCCCCGCGATGCGCTCGGCAACTTTGTGGGTCACGGCATAGTTCACGCGGTCGGCTATTACCGGGTCGGTGGCTATGCGGTTGAGTACCCGTTGCAGCGCGTAGCCGGTGGCCGCGCCTCCCATCATGCCGGTCAAGTGCGAGACGCCTAGCAGTGGGGCCGCTGCGCTCCCCACGAAGCCCGCGACGCCTCCGTGGTGACGGCGCATGACGGCTGCGGTCGCGTTCAAAATCTTATGGAAGCCGTCGCCTGTCTCCGGCCCCTTCATCAGTTCGTTCATGCGCCGGAGGCTGCGGATACCGTCGTTGCCGATGATCTCCTTGAGGTCGTCGCCCCGCTCTTTGAGCACGTCGTCTATCTGATTGCCGACTTTCTGGCTCCCGGTGAACGTGCGCTTTCCGCCTAAGTCGGCGGTGTCGGCGGCGTACTCCTTGCTGACGTTGAAGCCCTGTTGAATCGCTTCGTGAAGGTCTTTGAGCGCGGCCCCTTTGCGGTAGGCGTCGGTCGTCGCCGTAAACTCCTCCGGGCTGAATTTCGTTTTATTGGCATCGAAAATCTTCTGAATCCCCTCCTGAAATTCCGGGGTGTACTTCGGCAATTTGATGATCTTGTTGAACTCGCCTTGGGATTCCGCGTTCATCCTCTCGTACACATCTCGGACGCTGTTCTGAATCAGGTTGCCCGCTGTCTCGTAGTCGGGGGTGTTGCTGATTGCCTTGTCTACGTCGATGGGGTTGAAGTGCGGCACGGTGGCGCGGGTCTGGTGGTAGGTCTGTAGCTGCTCCTCAAGGTCGGCTACTCGCGCATCGACTCGCGCTTTCAGTCGCGGCGGCAAGTCCGGGCTGCGCTGTATCTGCTGCGCCTCGGTTAGCAGCTTGACGGCCTCGTTGGGGTCGCTGGTGATGTACTTCTCCGCGACCGGCGTTGCCTTGCCCCGTATGAGTTCTTCGGGAACCGTGCTTGCCAGTGAGCCTAGCTGTTGGGTGCGAAGAGTCGCGCCGGTCGGCGGGCCTCCTCCGACGCGCTCCGGCACGGCATAGGCCATCGTTCCGACTTCGCGTTGGGTGTTGGTGGCGGCTCGTTCCGCTGGCGTCTCGGCCTCCACTCGCGGGTCGTACTTATCGACGCTGAACTTGAACGCGCCGGGTTGGTTGCCCGCTTCATCGACCGGCCCTAAGACTTGCCGGGTTTCGTTGACGGTATCGAGTACGCGCTTGATGGCCTTCTGTGCGCTGTTCTTTACGATCTGCGGCACGGCGGCTTGTCGCTCTGCTTCCAAACCCGGTATGTCTTCCGGTCGGCTGGCGAGTTTCGAGACGACGGAGGCGTTAGGCTTCTGTGAGGCCGCTACGGGAACCTCGACGCCTTCCAGTGTTTCGGCTCCCGGTCGTAGCAGGTTGACGCCCTCGCCTACGGCTTTGGCGGCTCCTCCCAACACTCCCCCTGTAGCTCCTCCCACGATGGCGGCGTTGGTCGCGGCCTCCGGGTCGTCGGTCTTGAGGTAGGTTTGGGTTCCCTGCTCGATGGCGTTCCTGGCTGCGGCTTTGGTGGCGGCGATGCCGGTTTTGACGGCGGCGTGAAGTGTTGGAAACTTCTCTAGTGCCTTCGCCATCTCTGCGGCCTTGCCAAGATGCTCCGACAACTTCAGCGCGGCCCCGGCCCCTGACTCCGGTAGAAGCTCCGGCGCGGCCATAAGCTCCGCGATGCTCTCCGCGATGGCTCCCTGTTCCTGGGCTGCGTTGTGTACCACTGATCTGCGCCGTAGCCAGTCGGCTCCCATCTGCGCGGCGTCTGAGGTTCCGGGTACGACGCCGGGGAGAGTTCCCGGTGCGTTGGCGTACTGCTCCAAGAGTCCGGCGACGGTCTGGCCCGCGCCTTTGACAATGCCCTTCGCCTCCTCGATGGGGTGAGGCCGTGCGGCCCAAAACCGACTCGCAAACGACGGCTGCGGCTGCGTCGGGGTGATGCTATCTACCTGCCACTGCCCCGCGTCGGGTGTGCTCTGCGGCGGCGTCGCGGCTTGCGGCGTCGGGGTGACGGAATCGACTTGCCATTGCTGGTCTGCCATTAGTTGTCACTCACCTTTTGAATTGCTCCTCCCACGTTGCGCCATACGCCTCCGTGGTTTTTGAAACTCACATCATGGCCCGGAGGTACAAGGTTGGCCGGTGGGGTCGCAACCGGGGCGGCGGCTGGCCCTCCCGGTGCTCTCGCGGCCTGATCTGTATTCGCGGCGGCGGGGGTGGCTGCGGCGGCTGGCGCGGCGGGTGCCTGAACGATGCCGTACCGCGTCAACCTGTCCTGGGTGGGCTTGTCGAAAAACTCCTGTACGGGTAGCTCCTGACCGGCTCCCACGCGGTACTTGTTGAAGATGGCGTTTACCCTTCCGCCGAGAAGGTCGGTCGTCTCCTTCAATGCCGCTTGGCGAACGTAGGGCAATGCCGATGCCATCTTGTCTTTGAGTTCGTCGTACTGGTGCTGCGTGAGCACTCCCGCCGATATCAGCTTGCCCGATTCGTGGGTGAAGTTCTTTATGTCCGTGTCGTAGGCTGCGGCGGTCGGACTAAAGGGGATGTAGGACGAGTTCTGCGTCGCCCGTTCTAGGTGCTCCATCGCCGTTGATAGGTTGGTAAGCTGCGCTGAATCGCCCTTCGTTTTGAAGTTCTGTTTCGTTTCGTACCGGGCATCGGTAAAGGTGGGGTCGTAGTTCATAACCGCATTGCGGAAGGCTTGGTTTTGCGGGCTGCGCGATGCGGTCGGCATCTTTACATCTCCCCGCGCTGCGGCCTTGATCTGGTTCCACTGCGACGGGTCTATCCCTGCGGCTTGCAGGTAGGCATCTCCGGTGAGGCCGCTTGGGTTTCCTCCGGTTCCCCCGGCAATCAACCCCTTCTGCGCGGTATGCAGGGCGGCGGCGGCGTTCGATGCGTTGGCGGCGGCGGATAACTGTCTCTCGCGGTAAGGAAGTAGCTTCTCCTCGGTGTCGGCCTTCTTGCCCTCAATGTCCTTGCCCTGTTGGGCTATCTTCGCGTCGAAGGCTTGTTTTAGAACGGTGTTGGTGTGCGCGGTGTTCGCCATCGTCCGGGTCAATCGCTTCTCGTAAGTCTCCGTTCCGGCTACGGATACATGCGGAATCTCGATTGTCTTGGTGGGGTCTTTGGGGTCGATGGCCGTCTCCGTCCACCTGTCGTCGTCGGTCGTCAACTGCTTTCCAACGTTGGCCGGTACGCGGTAGAAGTTCACTCCCCCCTTGCCGTCCGGCTCGTTGTACAGCATCTCGCCGTTGGCTCCCATGTGGGCCTGAACGGAGAGCGGGTCTGATACGCCAAACCGCGTCAAGGTGTCGTGATCTTTCACGTTCATAGCGACCGGAATAACCCCTGCATCCCTGAGTTTTTCGTAGTGCTCGATGGCGTAATCCGATTGCTTTTGTGCGTCGTCGCGGCTCAAGTGCGCGTTGTCCCATCCGGCCTTGACGTTCTCCTGATTCAGTTTCACGAGGTTGGCTTGCCGGAGCATCTGTTGTTGCTGCACATCTACATCGTGCTCGGCCTGGGTCTTCTGTTGCTGGCGGGCCTGTACCCCCGCATCGAAGCCCACGTTGACCGCTCTCGCGGCCCCTCCCGGCCCCTGTCCTGCGGCGAATCCTTTGGCGGCTCCTGAGAGTAAAGTCGCGGCGACTCTCCCCCACTTTTCCCCCTCCGTGGACGTGTGTTTTGTGACTTGTGGATTGCCGTCTTTATCCTTCCCTACCGTAAAGGTTTCATCTCCTCCCAAGATGCTGCTGAGTTTGCTTGCGGCGTCGATTAGGGACTGTGCCAATCGGCCATGATGGGTCGCTGCTGCCTGTAGCTCCGGGTCGGCTGCGGCTGAGGTATGGAGCGCGGTCATGGGGTCTTGCGCGGAGGCCGGAGTCAACATGGTTGTGTTGTCCGGTACATCGTTGGCCCCTCCGGGGGAGAGCATGGGGGCGGGGCCGGGGGCATCCGATGCCCCTCCCGATGACAGGATGTTTGCCACGGCGGGGGTATACGGCTGTGACGTATTTTCGTTTGCACCTGCGGGTTGAATAGTCTCGTCTGCCATAACCTTCTCCTAGCCGAAGAATCCGACGCCCTTTCCTAGATTCGACATACCCCCGGCTGCGACCGCTCCTCCGACTGCTCCAAGCGCACCAAAGGCGGCGTTCCACGGACTATTTGCGGCTGCGGCCATTGCTGCGGCTGAGGTCGATGCTTCCTTGCCCGCGCCGGTCGCTTGTCCTGAGTAGGAGGTTGGGTTGAGGAGTCCGGCTGTAGAGCCTAGAACTCCCGCTGCCGACTGCCAGTTTTGGTACCCTTGAGCGTAGTTGGCCTGGGTTATCTGGTTTTCTCCGGCTGCTCTCTGCGCGGCGGCTTGGTTGGCGTTCTGCGCTATCAGGTTGGCATCGACGCTCGACGGTAGAAGAGTGTTCCCCCCTCCCCGCGCTGCCAGAATTTGCGCCGTTGCCCTCTGCGCGGCGGCGTAGTTGGTGCCGACGTTCTCCGCGTTTTGGGTGCGAAGGGAAGTATCGACGGCGGGGGCAAACCCCTGCTGCGACGGCCCCGCTTGGAGGATGGGGGTAAACGCCTGAGTCAATGCACCTGTAATCGCCTGATTCTGGCCGAAAATGGTGCTGTACTGATCGGTGAGCGTCTTGTAGAACTGCTGCTGCTCGTCGGTAATCTGCTTTTGCTGATCGTTAGAGCCGCACATAGCAGGTTATCCCCCTTCCCTAGATACTTGTGGGGCTGCGTCCCAAGCCTCTACAGACGCTCCGTGACCGTCCGGTGGGGGTATGAGGCGTCGAAGCTCCCCCGAAGTCTCCGTGAAGCCCATACGCCGTTTTGCCATCTGCGCCAATTCCGGGCCGTCCGTCTGGAACAAAATCTCGCGGAAGCTGTTGGCTCTCAATTGCGCCTCTATCCAAGCCAAGCCCTTCATCATTGCCAGTCGGTTCCGGGTCTTCTCCTCTGTGCTCTCCGCGTGGGCGAATTGCAGGGAGAGCCGGACGGCGGTTTGCGTCTTGAAGTAGAAGAGGACGTTTCCCCGCTCGTCTTCTAACGCCCATGCGTCCTCACCCGGCTTGAGGTTGAGGAAGAAATCGGCGTCCATGCGGTCGCAGTGGTAGGGGTCGCTCTCTATGAGTGCTTCAAGGTAGAGCCGGTCGCGCTCCTCGACGGGCCGGACGACATAGCTATCAAAGTGGAAGGTGGGTTGGCTCATGCTCCGGCTCCTCTCTTGGCGGGCAAAATCCGGTAGGAAGGGTTGTTCCCTGCCCCGTAGAACTGGCGGGCGAAGGCGTCTCCGGTCGATGCCATCAGGGGCATAGAGGCAAGCATGGTGGGGAGTCTGCCGGGGTCTTGCTTCTGCGGTATCGAAGGTGCTTGCGTGGTGGCGGCGGGGGCGGCGGGGGCCGGTTGCCAACCCGTCATATTCGCTCTCGCGGCCTGTCTCAATGTCGCCATTACTGACTCCTCTGCTCCTGCCAAGTCTGACCAAAAATAGTGAAGGTCAATAGCTCGTCCGGGGTATCGGTTGCCCCCCATACAAGGCCAAATCTCATGTGCCTACACCACACAGGATTTTGCCCTTGCAATAGGCTGTGCCGGTTGCTCAAAACCGTCTTGCTTGGGGGTAGGTTTGTAGGGTCTTGGCGGGTGCGCGGAACGGGTTCAAATTGCCCGCTCAACTCGTCCAAAATGACGCTCAAATCGGGTGCCGTACCGGACGCGGAGCACTCTAAAGTCATCCACGCCAAGCCCGCTAATTGGCCCGGTGTAGCCAGCACAATTGACCCATAAAAAGCCTCCATGACGTACCCTGTTCCGGCGTCTAAATGGGTGCTTGTATCGCGCTGTCTGATCGTTCCTCCGGGGTCTGGCGGGCCTACCAAAAGTGACCATTTTCCGGGGAGAACTTCGGTCGATTGAACGCAACTCATACCCCCTGAAATGTAGGCCGGAGGACTCCAATTTATGCCCGCTTCGGGGGCCGAAGTTGGGGCCATTCTGAACCATCGTTTGACCCCATCGGAGAGGTATAAAGCCGTCTCTCCTGACCCCCCGGTATGGAAGGTGAGGAAGGCCGATTCGGGGGGCATCGGGTCGGGTGGAAGGGTGGTCAAAAGGTTCGCAATCGGGAAGGACGCTTCGACAATGCCCGCGCTTGGGTCGAGCGAACCGACTATTTTCTGTCCCGAATAGATGTAAGCCGTAGACAGGAATATGGTTAGCGCGTCGTAGTTGAGCAACGGCACGTTTTCTATCCAACGGACGACATAGAGGGGGTCTGAATCCGTTCCGCTCCCCAAAATGATGTAGAGGTCGCGCACGGTGAAGACGGCGATTCCAAGCGAGTTCACCCAAAACCGGGTGATCTTGGATTGCAGGGTGAAGGTCGTTCCAAACCCGGCGTTGCCGCTCGACGTAGAGGCGATGGCATCGGGGCCGGAGGAGACATAGACGACGTTTCCCACGGCGGCGAAGATGCGGCCCAAGTGGTACTCCAACGCGGTCGCTCCCTTCGGTAGCGGGGTTCCCTCTCCGTTCACCTGGGCCTGAACCTCAACCGTCAATCCTGAGTCCGGCACGGTGTCTGTGAACGTCCAACGCTGGCCCGATGGCGGGTTGGGTAGCTCCCCCACGTAGAAGAAGGTCGAGCCTCCCTGCTCCGTGCGGTAGACGATGATCGTGTCTACCTGGGGGTCGGTCGAGCCGTCGCCCTGCACGATGGTTTCATTCCCCGCGATGAGGTTGACTGCCGCGCTCTTGGGACTCATGTTGCTTATGTCGCCGGTCGCGCTGTTCTTGAAGGCGTAGCCGTACTGAAACGGGGCCGTGGATGCGACGGAGAAAGAGCCGGAGTTTACCCAAATCGCCTTGTTGTCCTGGGTCTGCGAAGCAAGGCCGATTTTGAAGTCTGGCGGGTTGGGGCCGGTCTTGCCCGATTGCATACACTGTTGCAGGTAACCTTTCGGGTCAACAATCATCATGCCGCCGTCGATTGAACTTCCCCCCTGGCAGTAGGTGGTCGGCCCTATGTCGCTCCACTGGTGGACGACGCCGACGTTTTGCCAGATGCAGCCTCCCGGCTCCGTGACGGTTGCGCCTAGACCTGACGGCCACGCGGGTTCTGTGCTTCCGCTGTTCCCGCTGCCAATCTGCGCGAACATATTTTGAACCGCGCCCCCACCTGTTGACGTGTTCCCAATAACTACATCGTCTCCGCTATAGTTGGTTGCGGGTTGCCAGTTGGCGGGGCCGGTGCAAGTCCATGCCGTCGAGCCATCGGCAACGCCGTAGAACTTGCGGTTATCGAAGGCCGGGGGGCCGCTGGCTGCGGTCGTGCCGGTTTTGGTGTTGTACTGGCACGTATTTGTTACCGGGTCGTAGAGGAAGATGTTTCCGCGCCACGGACTACCAAACACGGTGTTGGGTGTCCAGTTGCCGTAGGTGTTCGGCTTTACGCTCTGCGTGATCGTAGGCGCGTTGACGGGCGGGGCTATGCCCCAATCGCTGACGTTCGGCCCCTGAATCTGCCAGATTATCTCGCCGTCGCCGGTGACGCTAGGTTGCCACGCCGGTTGACTTCCTCCGGTGACGCCTCCGCTGCTGTCTGCCCTGGCTAGGAATCCTCCGCTGTAATTGCCATCGGGAATCGTGCTTGGTGCTCCGGCCCATGTGATCGTCAACCCGCCATCCTGCCAGCTTGTCGCTAGGAAGGTGACGCCGGTTGTGCCGGGTACGCTATCTCCGACAAGCCGCATTTGCTTGCCTAGAAAAGCAGGTGCGCTTCCAACCTTGATGACAACCGTTTTTCCGTTCGCGCCGGAGGTCACGGAGACGCTGTTTACCCCCATCCAGTTGAAGCCCATGACGCGCTCAATGTTGCCGTTGGAATCGAGTACCGTGTCATCCACGTAGTAGCGCGTGTTGGCAATCCATTTCTTCGTCGGGATGAGCCATTGTTTGTTATCGACCCCGTTGGTGAAGTAGAGGGTGTTGCCGACTCCGAGAAAGTAGGTCGGCCCCGCGCCGGGTGACTTCTGCCAGATGGCGTTCTTTGTGTTCGGCCCGGTGGCGTCGTAGACGGTCGCGGCGGTGTCGGCCATGACGCGCACGTTTTCATCCGTCTGCGTGAAGGTATTCCAGCCGTAGAAGCGTCGGATTGGCGGAAAGTTCTGGCTGTTGTAGACGGTCAATCCGGCCCGCCGTACAAGGGTGAGGCGCGGGCTGATCTCGCAATTGATTCCGGCAATGATGCGGTCTTGTTTTCCGCCGTAATACTTCTCGACATAATCGGTCGTCGCGGCGTCCCTGAGAGGGTTGCTGTTCGTCCACAAGCCGGTCGTCATTCGGTTGATATGCAGGGGGGCAAAGTCGCTCGGTGGAAGCGCGGCTCCTGCGGCTTGGAGAGGGTTAGGCATTAGGTCGCGCTCCTCGCCTGTACCCCTTGCTGCGTCGTCAACTGATTGCGGCCCGTCTCGCTCATCAGGGCAAGCCACTCACCGATGAAGATGTTGCGTTGCGTTGCAGTTATTCCGTCCTGCGCTCCTAGCAGGTGCGACACAAATTTCTGTTGAAAGAGAGGTTGGCGAATGTCTTTCACAATCATTGAAAGCATCCCCAAAAATCCCCAATCGTAGATGTAGCTGAGGTTGTCGGGAATCGGCCCCCACGATGAAGCCATAGAGGTCATCAGGGTTGGAGCCTTTTGATAAAAGCCGCTGAGGAGATAGGCGCGGTCGGGAAGGGCATTGAGCCGGAGCACGATGCTCTCCTCGTCCTGGCTCTGCACGGCGATGCTTTGCGGTCGCATCACTGCGCTCTCGGCGGCGAGACTAGAAACTATAGTTATTTCCTTGACTTCGCCGGTCTTGACTTCGGTAAGCCAGACCTTCTCCAAGAAGCCGTAGTTTACGGTGTCCAGTTCGTAGTCCTGCGCCGGGGTTATCGGGTTGCCGCTGGCGTCGGCCACTTCTATGTCGATCTGGAAGGCAACGCGGTTCCACGGCCATTTGAAGGGCGGGCCTAGAATCGTCTGCTTGACGAGATTTGCCGCTTGTACGGCGGGTTCGCCGTTGGATATGTTCGCCGGTTGATAGCCGATGAAGGGCAACGCGAACAAGACGCTTGATTGGATGTTGCGCGGCATCGTCTACCTCCCCCAAAATCCCCATCGGTAGGGGTATGGCCCCTGATCTTGAATGAAGCTAGGCGACATAATCGGCTGGTCGGGATAGAAGCCTTTGGCCTCGTCCTCGCGGTCGCCCTGTCGCGCTGCCGCGCCTACGGAATCTAGCCACTCCTGCCGTCTGATCTCAAAGCGGCTGACGACGGAGGGATTAGAGGAGTAGCGGTGCGAATAGGCTATGAAGCCGTCGATGAACCATTTCGAGTAGTCATCGGGAATCGGTTCGATGTACTGGCCCAAGTTGATGAAGCGCGGCGGTGCCTTCTTCTGCGCGAAGATTCGCGCAAGCCAGACGTTTCCTCCGCTCGGCGGGCGGGGGAGAAAACGGAATCCTTGAGCATCCGGGTCGGCTACCGTCCATTGGCAAGTGCCATCGTCAATAACTACACCTGCCGGATAGTTGCGCGGCGGCTCTGCTTTGGGGTCGGTCGGCGGCGGCGTCCACGGCGGGGCTACGGGCGGAACAAGGCCGGTCGTGCCGTACTGCGTGAGCACGAGTATGTTTCCCTCGGCGTCAAGAATGTTCGTCCATGCGTTGTTGTTGACGGCGGATTGGCCTATGGGATTGGTGTAGACGGTTCCTGGCCCCGGCCACTGGTTGAACTCAAGCTGGTTGTTAGCGAACCAACAGACCTCGCCGGGGAAGCCTCCGATAGAGTTGTCCACTTCGAGGTCGCGTACCGCGACGATCTTCCATGACGGCGGCGGAACCTGGGTATTGTTGATATCAATTCGCACCCCATTTTCAAGCCATCCGACGTTATAGATGTTGATAGAGGCGTAGTCCTGCTGTAGCGGCGTGAGCACGAAGGGCGGGATTTTGACGCGGTTCCACTTCCACGGAAAACGGACGCTGATAAACTCTCCCATCACGGAGTTAGCGATGGTGAGAGCCGGTTGCGCGGCGTAGCCTCCGGTGGCCTTGAGAACAGGGGTGAGGTCGCCTATGACTGCGACCTCATCCACAACGTCTTGAAGGGTAATGTTGCTGTTTCCCATCGCCTGACTCCTCGTGTAGTTATTCGGCCCCTACAGCGTGGATTCAGCCGGACGCCTGACCCGCTTTGAAGTCGGGGGTTGCGGGGCTTCCGAACGTCCTACCGCTGGCTGCGTTCTTCTGTGCGGCTTCGGCTCGCTTTTTGCGCTCGTCCGGGTCGTGCATCTTGAGCGCGGCGACGGCGGTTTCCATCGACTCCTCGCGCTGTACATCGGGGTCTTGAATGATGTTTTGCGCGAGTTGCACTTTCTTGTTCTGCTCAACCTGAATCGCGTTGAGTTCGTCATTGGCGGCTTCGTTCTTCTCGGCTTGGTCGATGAGGTAGGCGCGACGATCTCGCATCGCTATCTGCTCGACGGTTTCGGCCTCGGCTAACGCTTCCGGGTCGATGCGGCCTTTGGCGATATCGCCCTTCGGGTACTCGGTGTCTTTGGGCTTGCGGTCGCGGGTGGCGTTGGCCTGTTGGCCGGTTCCTGCGCCTCTCGGTTCTGCGGCTTGGGTGGTCATGGTGTCCCTCGCTTTCGTGTGCGTTTCACGGTTGCGCGGTGCGGTCTTCTTTGCAGCGCGGCGGAATGGTTTCGGCATCGGTCTAAGCGGCCTCGCCCTGGGCTATGACGAAGAGTTGGGTGCCGCTCATAACGTTGTCGGTGGGAAGGTTGAGCGCGACCATGTATTCGTCGTAGAGCCGCTTGTACTCGGCCTTCTGCTCTACGGTGGCCTTCTTCGCGTTCAACGCCGGGTCGGGTGGCTCCCAAACCTTCGAGCATCGCTGACAGATGACGATGATGGGGCCGTGGCAAAGCTGGTGTTTGACGACGGCAAAGTGGTGGTCGCTGCCGCGAGACAGCATCTCCACGCCCTTGCCTCCCTTCTTGTGCCAACAGTTGTCTTGAATCGCCTTCTGTCGCGCTCTCGCGCTGGCTAGGTCGGTTTCCCTCGCTGCCGCTCGACGGAGGCGGTTGTCGCGGTTCTGCCGCATCACGGAGATGCGCTCTCGCGCCTCTTCAAGCTGCAACTGCTCTAGCTCCTCGGTGATCTTGGCTTTGTCCAATTGCGGTGACATAAGCAAACTCCCTTCGCGTGTAGTTATTCGCAGACGGCAAGGGGGCTGGCCCTCCCCTTGCCGTGGCTTTTTGTTAGGTGATCGCGGTAGCCGCATCGGTGTAGCGGATGCGCTGTACCGGGTCGGGGGGAAGCGTCGCGGTGTACATGGTGTTGTACGAAGCGAAGCCGCCAATCATGCGCGAGGGGTCATACCCGCTCGGCTCCGTGAGTCGGCGTACCCAAACTTGCAGGTTGCGCCAATCGCCGTCGCCAATTTGGGTATTTTCTTTCGCGCCGAAGGACACTCCGATAACGCCGTCACGACCGATGACGTAGGTGCGGAGTTTGACCGGCGCGGTTCCGGTTTGCTTAACAAGAGTTGACTGGTGGAAACTCGCGCCTCCCCAATCAATCACTGTGACCTCATCGCCATCCGGGGCGGGGAGTTCGCGTAGCTTCTCCTGGCCTTCCGCCGTCCTCTTCAGAACGTCGGTGATGCCATTGGGCTGCGTGGAGATGAGAATGTCGCCCACGATGAGCGGATGGATTACTCCGGTAAAGCGTCCGTTCTCGAAGGGAAGGGCATTGACGCTGGTGAGGGATTGCACCATCGCCGTTATGTCCTGCGCGACAAGATTGGTTCCCAACGGCACATGAACCACAAGCGCGTCTACAACGCTGGCTCCGTCGGCGGTGTTCTGAATGATGAGGTTGATAACCTGCGCGAGTCGATAGGCCATCTGAACGCCCAACGCTTCAAGCGCGGGGTCGATGGCGGTCTGTAGCGCGTAGGTCGAGATGTTCGCGTAGTCGGCGTAGTTGCCAATGGTGGACGTGTTCTGTACGACCGACACAGTTAGGCCGGTCTGAATCGTTCCCTCCGGTGCCTGGGTGAGCGGCGGGGCCGGAAGGTTCTGGTACATGAACAGGGCAAGTTTGTTGCCCGCGTTTTCATCCAAAGTCCGACGCGCCGTGCATCTGACCCACGGCGTTTCGGCCTTTAGATTTTCAACGAAAACTTTGTCCCAGCTAGTAACTACAGACTGCGGCAAATTGGTGGTCAAGTTGGATGCGGGCGAGACGCCTACAGCCAACGCGCCGTGTACGCGATAACGCGCCACGTCTCCCGTCCAGAAAACGACTTGCCCGCCGATTCCGGCGAGAAATTCGATGAACGGGATAAGGTACTTCCGCGAAAACGCCTTGCCGCGCTCTGCGGCGGATGAAGAGACTCGCATGTGACTTTCCCCCTCTGCGGGAAGTCACGCGCCTAAAGCATCGACCGCCTTCCGAAACGCCGGGTCATTGTTGATTCTGTCCATGTACTCCCGCCTCGGCATACGCTCAATGTCTGCGCGTGTGATCTTCTTCGGCGCGGGCGGCGGGGGCGGTGAAGCGGAAGCATCTGAGCTTCTAATCCCCGTCGATACGCTCCGTGGTCTGCTCGTAGGAGAGGGAGGGTTAGGCTCCGGCGAAGGTTGGGCTTCGCGCTGCTGTCCGTTGGGTGCTGCGGGTGCTCCGTTGCTTTCGCCCTCTTCGGGCCACGGAATCATCTGGCCCTGGTCGAAAAGCATTTGAAAAACAATTGCGAGATTGTTGCGCGTGAGGTCGTAGTTATTGAACTCAAGCGCGGCAAAGAGTTTCTGTTGGTTCTGTGGAACCGGGTAGTAATCCGGGGTTGCTTCCACGAAGGCTTGGGCCTCGGCCTGATAGTAGGCGTCGCGCTGGTCTTTGGTCATCGTCGCTACGCTGTTGATCGCCTGACGCGGGGTTACGCCGTCCTGGGCTGCGGTGACGATCTCGGTCACGGCGTCTACAACCTTGTCGGGGTCGGTGATATCCGTTGCCAGCCGGAGTTTGTCGGCTGGTGTTAGTGTCTTTGTTTCGGTTTTGAGTTGTTGGGGAACCCTCGCTTGATCTGGCCGTCGTAGGCGGCTGATCTCGCGGTTAGCGTTGGCCTGTGACTCCAACACTTTGTCTGCGACCTCCTTGTAACTCTTGCCTTTGAAGGTCGAGATTCTTAATCCTGCGGCGTTCTCAATAACTGCAACGTAGTCGCCGGATTCGTCCGGCTCGCCATTGTTCAACCATTTGGGTTGCATTGTCGATCTCCTCGGTTGTTAGTTCTCTACGTAGTCGGGTGGCGGGCGAGTAGGGTCTAGGATGTTCTCTATCTCCTGCTCTGCCGGGGTCATTTCCGGCACTAGAGGTTTGCGGGCAACACTCGCTAGGTAGAGGGAGATTTGTTCATCAAGTTTTTCTTGCAGGTGGGTGAAGATGAGCCACGCGGTCTTTGCCGTCTGGTGGTTTGCCAACACGTCTTCCTTCTGTGATGGCTCGGTGTTGATGAGCTTGGTTTCCAGTTCGATACAGCACATCTCCATCACATCGAGCACGTCGGGCCATCCCTCCTGATTGCGGATGACGTACAGGTTGCGGCGGGCCTCGTGGGTTAGCTGTGAGGTAACGCCAAACCTGCGCTCGGTGCGGATGGCTTCATTCATGCGATGGCCTCCTGCTCCTCGTTCGCGTCGAACGCGCCAAGCCGTTTCGCTATCTCCGCAACGGAATCCATCGCGGGAAGCTGCGGCGGGGCCGGTTGCGCTCCGGCCAACTGCTGTAGTTCGTCCTGGGTGGCCTTGCGTCTCTCGCGGAGCATGTAACCCAAACCGAGACAAACTTCTCCTAACCGGGTAATGCGAACGAAGTATTTTCCCCCGCTGCCTAGCTCCGTCTGCGTGAGGTCTTCGACAAGGCCGCGCTCCCATAGCGGCTGCACGATCTCTTCGAGCGTGAACGGCTCGTCTTCATCGCGGAGTGCGCCTACGCCGATGCCTCCGAAGCTGTCGCGCTTCTTCTGTGCGACTAGCATCTCTAGGGCGCGGCGGTGGCGGGGAATCATTTCGATGAACTTTGCGCTAACTGTTTCCATCGGGCGGCTCCGTGAACTTATGGTTGTTGTGAATAACTACACTCACTTCGTACCTCTCCTTTTCCACGCGGGGCTTGCATCCGCAGAACGCTCCTAGTGCATGGCCGGATGCGATGATGCCCCGCGCATCGCATGGTGCAATGTCGATCTCGCTTTTGCGTCGGTAAACTCCCCATCGTCGGTTGGACGGCTGGCGTTCCATTTAGCCTCCTCCTGACGTGCCGTAAAACTGGCTGGCTTGCATGGCGCGTTCGTCGGCGGTGCGCTGCGCGAAGCTGGCCGCACGTTCTAGCGGCGACTCGATGAGTTTTCCGTGCTGGTCTTTGACGCTCTGAGCGGCGATGCGACCGGCAATTTTCTTGTCCTCCAACTGCATATCGTTTTGGTGTTTCTGCTGCAATTCGGCGGCACTCGACTGCGCTTTGATGGCGGCGGGGTTCTGCTGCACAAGCATCTGTTTTTCCTGGTCGGTCATCGGCACGATGAGGTCGGCGCGGTTCTTCCACTCCGACATATCGAGCACCATCTTGACTAGCTCCATCACGTTTACCTTGTACCCCACCTGGGTTAGCTGTTGCACAAGGGCTTGGTTGCCGAAGACTTCGAGAAGGAAGGGGAGGGCTTGAGCCATGCGGTTGCGGGCCGCGAGTTTGGTTCCGGCCAACGTCTCGAACTTGACGTTGGTGTTCATAAAGTCGCCAAAGTCCACAACGAGGTCGTCGGTACGATCTCCGAGAATGGCGCGGATTTCCTTTATCGGCATCCGCTCTTTCACCATTTGCCAGAGGAAGTTTAGGAAGGGGATAAACACGCCATCTACAAAACGCTCAACGGGCATTTGTAGCCGTCCTGACGACGCGGCCTGTATCATCCCCGCTCCCGTACCGGAGCGGCCAACGCTCGACGTTCCCCGTCCGGGTAGGACGCCTTGCACGGTGGCCTGATCTGCCCCGGACGCCCCCTCGCTCGACCCGATAGAGGCTTGAATCGCTCTCCACGCATCGGCGGGAACCTGCGGCTGAGGTACAAGCGCAACGGCCTTCGTCGCGTCGTTGCCCTCCACCATACGGATGCCCCCAAGCCGTCGTCTCTGGTCTTGGGTCGGGACGTTGGCTCCTCGCGCTATCGCGTACTCCGGTTGTACGGCGAAGGCGAGAATGTCAAGAATCGCGTTCAACATGCCCTGCTCTACCCGTTGATCTGCACCCGATATGCGGCCCACTCCCATGCCATAGCCGCTGTTTTCAATGTCCCAATAATTTGCGGAGAGGAAGGGCTTTTCGGGGAGTTTGTGTTTGCCGTTGCGGATGACGCACTTCTGTTGCAGGACGACGCGCACCTGTCGTTTGTCCCACCATTCAAGTACCTGCATCGGCTTTTGCAACGGGTCTTCCGACCAATCGCTATCGGCCCGCGCTGCATGGTGAACGCTGGTGTTGGCCTGTAGTGCTTCTTCTACCGCGTCGATGCTCTTGGTTTGCTCCGCATCCGACATAAAAATGTGCCGGAGAACGTCGTCGGGCGGTATATCGTAGTCGGGGTTGTCGCGTAGCTTCGTGAGGTCGTCGTAGTTGAGATAGTCTTCGTAGACAATCCAACGCGCCTTCCAGAGTTGGTTCGGGGAGTTCCACTTCGGGTCGATGAAGACTTGGCCTAGATTGCACTTCTCGAAGGTTGGCCGGTTGCGCGTCACTTCCACGTCTACGGCCTCAAACTCATCCGACGCCTCGGTGTAAACCGTGACCGGCTTTCCAAACGGCATGTTGACCTGGGGCGGGGCTTGCTTGCGCCGGTAGTGCGTCTCAACGGTCGTCTCCGTCTCCCAACCGAGTTTGAAAATGACTGTGCCGCTGTTGGTCATCCCCTGTATGCCGTAGCTGCACTCCTGTTTGAAATTGATTTGGTCGAGGAGTTCGGACACTAGCTCCGTCCACGCCCGCACGGTGTCTTGATGGGTGTTGGGCCGGGGCCGGACGGCGAAGGGGGTTGTGTCCGAAAAAACGGCCCCGGTGATCGCCGGAGCCAGAGAGTTTGTTTGTTTCGCTACTGTGAATCGTGAGACGTTGGAGCGGGTAATCGTGGAACCTTCAAAGACGCTCATCGAGCGCGGCGATTGGTAGAGCACGTCGCTCTCTGTCCATTGCAACGGCCAACGTCTGTCATTGAGCCACGCGCTTGCCCGTTCGTAATCCTGCACCACAATGCTAAGTACGGCGGTGTCGGTGTACTTAGGGGGAATGTCGGGGCCGGTCTTTATGTCGTCCGGCTCGACAGGTGCCCACGGACTAGACTTCTCGCGTAATGTCGCTGACGCTGCCATAGGGCAAACCTCAAAACCGTTGGGGAGAACGGGTTCGGGTCGGGCAAGCGTCCGGCCACTTCCGCAAATTACTACCGCCTTCAAGTCTGGCGGGTTACTCTTGATTCCGTGAATTATTACCCTGTAACCCGTTGAAATACAACTTTTCGCTTATCATTCGCTCGAATAACTACTCAAGTCCCGGCATGACAACTTCTAGCCCCTGATCGTTGTAGAGCCGGTCTTCGATTCCTGGCTCTACCGCAACCTCCTCCGGCTCCGGCTCGACCGGCGTGTACTGGCCGCGACCGTAGATGAGGTTGTACTTGTCGCGTTCGCGCATCATCTCCCATGCTAGGTCTTCTTCCTCTAGCTCGGTGGCGGCGATGCTGACCGGCAAGTTGTCGGCCACGCGGGAGACTACATCGGGAAGGCCGCTATCCTCCGTCATGCCATACTGCACGAAGCCCTGAATGAGCGGCTTGGTCTTGAGGCTGTTGGAGAAGTAGAGCCGCGACGATGCTAGTAGCGGCTCTATGCTGCGGATGCGCGTATCGCGCTCGGCGGCGTCGGCCTGAAACTCCGTCCATGTGATCTGAATGTCCCAACCCGTCGTCAGACTGTAGTTATTCACGGCGGGCTGAATGAGCCGCGCTCCGGGCGACTCCTCGATCTCGACGTTATGGGTGCCGTTGCGTCGCGCCGTGTCGTGAATCATCTTCGCCAGAACGGAGGGCTTGTAGTGGCCCTGTATCGTCTCGGTGATGTACATGCGGTTGCGATGCATGAGGCCGACCGCGCCGGAGGTTGTCAGCCAATTCGCGCTCCGGCACGGTAGGCGGAAGTGAACGAAGCGCGTTCCCTCTAGCGGCAAGTCGGCCTCCTCCACCATCGCGGCAAGCATCTGCGCGTCGGTGAAGACGAGTTCGGCGGCTCCGTAGCTGTCGAGCATGTACTGACTCATAAAAAACTCGAAGTCGGCCTCGTACTCTTCGCGCAAAAATTCGTAGCTGAGGATAGTAGGGAAGAGGAGTTCAACTTCGTCCTCGGTGGGGAAGCCGTTAGGGTCTAGGCGTTCGCCGTTCAACAGACGCATCGCCGGTTTGAAGACGCGGTGATAGCTCCCCGGCCTCGCCGTCAAAACCTCGTCGCTGAATGTATCGCCTAAACCGTATGGGGTGCCAATTTTGATCTCGATGCCGGTAGGCTTCAAGATTTTGCGCGTGAGTTTGTAGGCTTTAGTTATTCGTACCCGGCCTTCGTAGTTCTTGGAGTTGCGATTGGTGTTGATATCGTCGTACACCAAAACGTCGGGGTGCCAGCCGGTCGTATTGGAGTCAATCGAATTGGCCCATATCAACGGCTCTACGATCTTGGGTTCGTGCTGCCGGAGCGGGCAGGTGAATTGCCCGGAGTCCTTCGGCGGCTTCGATAAGCAGAGTTCGGGGAACAATGCCTGGAAGAGTGTCGGGGCGCGGTAGCTCGGCTTGATGAAGAAACTCGCTATCTGGTCAACGAAGGCGAAGGCTAGGTCTTTGGCTCCGCTCATAATCAGAATCGCCAGCGTCATGTAGTAATGCAGGATGAGTTGAACGCAGTAGGCAAGGTCGAGCGTCGTCTTGTAGGTATTGCGCGGGTAGAGGAGAGTGCGCCGACGCTTGCGGCCTACGTGTAGCTCCTCGACCGTCTGTGCCGGGTCGATCTCAGGGAAGAAAGCGACGGCCTCATGGTGAACGTCCTCGGTGATGAGGCAATAGCCAAGCACATAGCAGAGAGCGAGAAGGTTGGTTTTGCAGCATCGACGGCCATCCTCTTTGATCTCCTCGTCGGCCAACACAAGTTCGGTAAGCTCGGCTCTCCATGCGCGATTGTCGCCGCGCTCCTGATTCGGGTCGCGCAACCGTCGCCAGTTGAAATGCTGCTTCATTGGCCCGCCATCGAGTTCATCTCTTCCTGCGCGTCGTCCGGCTCGACCGGCCCCATGTGTTGCTGAACGTGCGCGGCAAGCTCGGCGGGATTGGCGATGTTGTACTCGGCCTCGCTGCTTTGTCCGTCGGTCGGCGGGTGGCCCTTCGCATCGCGTAGCTCGTGCTTGGCGACGTAGCCGTTTTCGGTGCGCCGGATGTGCATACCGTGAGCGTGTAGCTTCTTGCCCTTGCTGCCTAGAACTTTGGCTGCGCTTGCGGCGGGTGAGTCCATGCCTCTACCTCCGTGTCTTCTTCTTCTTTTTGCGGGCGACTCCGGCCTGTCGCATCCCCACGGCGACGGCCTGTTTGAGAGCGGTCTTGCGGCCCTTCTTGCGGGCGGTCTTTTTGAAGGTCTTCCCCTTCGTAAACTCGCGGATGTTGCGGCTTACGTTCTTCTTGCCTTTGAGTCCTGGCATGGCTCTCTCCTCAATGTCCGAAGTGGCCCGCTATCAGGAGTGATAAAACCCAAAAAGCTAACCCCGCTGCGATGAGATTGACTCTCGGCGGGGCGGGGTTCCAAAAAGCTGCCAGCGCGAAACAGACAAAAGCGAAGACGAGAAGAATCAATGTGAGCATGTTGCCCTCCTAGATTCGTCGTATGGCTTGACGATTGAGCACGGAGGTAAAGCCGTCCTCAAACTGCACCTGCGCTGTTCTGGTGGTTTGGCGGATGATCTTGCACCGCTGCCCCTTGCGGCCCAACTTATCCCATGCGAGATAGTAGGGGTAGGGGATTGGCTTCGCTGCGGTTGCGGGGTTAGTCCCTAGCCGCATGATGGCGGTTTTGAGACTAGCATCGAAGCGTCTCTCTTCGCTAGTTCTTAACTTTTTCTTCACGGTCGCTTTGCATGGTTCGGCTGAAACACAGGACGCAGATTATTTGCGTTGGGGCGTCGCCCCGGCCCTTCATCATCGCCTGGGTGGATGGAGAGAGCCAGACGACGGTTCCGCACTCGCATTTGGCCTGTATTGCGCCGGTCACTCCGAAGTGTTCGGAGGCCGCTACGACCGTCAACGGCTCGGCGGGGTTGATCTCATCGAAGCTGCCTATCTTGCCCGCTACGGCCATCTCTCGCAGTCGGGCATGACCTTCCGGGTTGCTCTTGAGCGCGGCCCGGAGCACGGCGATTTCAGTTGGCATCTCGTCGCTCCTCTTCCTCGATCTCAGACAACGATTTCATATCGCCCCAAAACTCGGATAGTTCGGCCTTCGTCAAGAGCCGTTGCCGGTAGCTCTCCGGGGGTATCTTGTCGAGCGGGACGGGTACTCCCATTGTCTCTACGTCGCCCTGGGGGTGGATTCCGAGAAAGCGGGCCGTGAAGGTTGCTCCCACGAAGCCGTGACCCAAGACGATGCAGCCTCCGGCAAATCCGTGGGGTCGTGCGAAGGATAAATACCACCAGATAGGCACCGGGTTCTCTACGATCTCCTGAATCATTAGCTGTTGCGCTCGTTCGTGGATGCTCATTCCGAACTTCGCTTGAAACTCTTCGCTGTTCACAACGCCTCCTCTTCCGCGTAGCTGCGGATGACGGCTCCGGCCCATTCCTCGGCCTGGGCCTTTGTGATGCGCTTCCATTCCGGCGTGTGTAGCCTACCGTTCACCTTGCCCGCGAAGCGTACAAGGTCGAACTCCTCCGGCCTCTCGTCGTAGTGCTCGATGAAGACGACGCGATGGGGCGAGATGTTTAGGTGGTAGTCGAGGAAGGCGTTGGCGAAGTCTTCGATTGAATTGGTGATGCTCGGACAAATGTAGGTGCTGCTGCGGTCAGTAACTATAACCGTCGTCCAAGCGGCGTTCTCGTAGACGCGCACCCAATGAGTAACCTTGCGTCTGAGGCCGTCGGTGTAGGTGAAGGTTTCAATCGGCAACTTCTGCCTCCTCGACTGGAACCTCCGGCGTCGCCTTCGGCTTGGGGCCGCGCTTCTTCGGGGGGTTGGCTTTACGATACTCCCGCTCGGCAAGCTCCCCCGGCGATAGCTCGGCGTCGGGCGGCGGGTTCTTCTCCTCGTGCTTGCGCCAACGCAGATACCGGCTGCGCTCCTCCGGTGTCGAAGGGCGGCGGCAATACCTGCACTCGCGGGCATCCTGCTTGCTGCGGCGGAAGTTCTTGCGCTGTAGGCTGCACTCGGCTGAACAGGTGATCGCCTGTTTGGGCCGGTCTTTGGGGATGGGGGTTCCACACATAACGCAGTGTGTAGTGATCTGGCTGAAAGCGTCTTTCCGCATCAATGCTCCAATCTAGTTACTAGGTATTCGGTACGGGGGTTCTCGCGGTCGTCTTTGTGGACAACGCACTTGCTGTTCTCGCCGTCCACGAAGGCATCGGAATGAATCACCCCGCAGTTCACTAGGGCATCCAGACCGCATTTCCAAAAGTTGTCGAAGTCTCCGCGCTGACGCGGCCCCAAGTAAACATCCATGCGAACGGTGTAGCGCACCTTGCGCCGGTCGGCGGCGTCCTGGGGGGCCACTGTCCGGCCCCGCGCAAAGATGGCGACGGCATCTTTGAAGGCTTTGACCTCCGGGCTGACTTTGCGGCCCCGATGCGCGTAGCCGTCCCTGCCGGTATACATGCAGGGTTGATAGGCATGGTTGACCGTCGGCGGGATGAGGTAGGGAACCGTGAACGCTACGACCTCTTCGATTCCAGTTGACATAGTTGCAGCTTACCTGCACAGTGTAGTTATGGCAACTAAAAAACTCACCACAAAAGGCTATGCGAAGGGGGTAGGCCAACGCTCCAAGAAGCGTACCGGCTATATCGTCCAGAGCATCCGCATTTTGGTTGCGGATAACAAGAAGATGCACAACGCGGCGAAGGCGGAAAACCGCTCTTTCAACGGTTGGGCGCAAACTGTTCTGCTGCGCGAGGCCGACAAGGTTCTCAAGCGTGTAGAGGCTGCAAAACAAAAGAAAGTGACGACGGAGGCATAACTTGGCAAAACCCGCTGCACCACAGAAAGACAATCAACCCAAACCCCTCATCCCTGTGACCACTGACGCACGTTCCGAACTCTACTTCCTGCTTGGCCGGTTGCAGGGCGCGGGCATCGAAAGTGCCGACCGCATCACGGTTCTGGTGACTGAGCTAACCGCACCTGCCCCCGCAGAAGGAGAGAATAACTAGATGGCGACGCTATACCGCACGGATGGACGCATGGAGGAGTTGCAGCCCGCGAACGGCGTCAATTGGAGCCTCGAAGAGCTACAAACCCTCGTGGGCGGATACATCGAAGTGACCCGAACGGTAGACGGGCGATTCCTAGTGCTCGATGAGGAAGGGAAGCTCAAGCGCAAAGACTTGAACATCTTCGCTACCCGGCTTTATGTGTACGGTCGTCACGACCCCATTGTGGGCGATGCGGTTGTGATCGACACTAGGTTGGAGATAAACGGGCCGGACGAGGAGGAGGAATCGTCCTGTCCCACGATGGGGTCGGGTGGTGTGCATACCGACTCCTACTATGACGATGGCATATGCCAAACCTGCGGGGCGAAAAAGAAACTCCCTATCGCCGCCGAGGAGGAGGACGATGGCTAAGAAAGGCCGCTACATCAGCGACGGGTACTCCGGGCAGACACCTATTAGGTTCTGCCCGGTCTGCTTTCATAAGCTCGATGGCGTCACCAACCTACAGGGCAAAGAGAAGCCGCGAACCGGCGACTTTACGATCTGCATAGAGTGTGCCAATGTGCTGAAATTCACTGACAATTTGGATATGGAGTTGTCCTCACTAGAGGCGATTCCTGTTGAGAGCCGCTTCGACTTTGCGAAGGTCGTTATGACCCTCAAGACGTTGGGGGCATATGCTAGTCGCTTCACCCGGAGGATGTAGTTATGGAAGTCCTAATGCCCCGCGAAGAGTGGGAGGATTTAAAAGAAACATGCTTACTCAAGCATGGGATGAGTGAGCGTGATATTCGCCGTTTTCGCATGGTCTTCCTCGGTGCGCTCTCGGCTGCGACCGACTTTTATTGTGACCTCATCGCAGGGGATTTATCGCCGGAGGAGAAGCGAAAGCGGTATAACGATTGGATTGCTGATCTAGAACGTGAGATGAAAGAGTTTGAGGCTGAAATGCTGGCTTTTCTTGGAGAGGTGAATGTCAATATTCAATGAACCGGCGCGTAGGCCGATTAGTTCGACGGACACGCGCTACTATGACGCGCTGGCCGATGTGTACGGGGTTGATTATGTTGCTCCCGCTTTCCTTCATGTGACCGTTGCTCAATGTGGGATGCCGCTAAAAGAGCAGCCTTCGGATAGGCCATACGTTCGCTACAACGGTCGCGCTAGTCTCGCTCTGACTGCGGGCGTTTTGATGAACCCTGAGACTGAGAAATTTGAACTTCAAGGGTTGCCGTATGGCCCCCTGGCTCGACTCTTGATGATTGATATTTGCACTAAATCTGTGCTGACAAAATCGCCTATCGTTGATATGAACGACTGCCAAACTCGTTACCTCGAAGACGATCTCGGCATTGTCTCGCGGGGTGGAGTTCGCGGTAGCATCCGGTCGTTTCAACGCCAGATGAAACGTCTTGCTGCAACGCACCTGACGCTTGGCATGGTGGTTGACAGTCGCGCCATAACCCTCAATCCCACTCCGGCGATTGCCAAGTATTCTCTCTGGCATCCTGACAGTCTCGATGAGCGAAAGTACATGGGAGAGGTCACGCTTTCTGACGAGTTTTTTGTTAGCCTTCTTGAACACGCGCTGCCGCTCGACCCTCGCGCTATCCGTGGCCTTCGGTCGTCGGCTATGGGCCTCGATCTCAATTTTTTTCTGACCCATCGCCTCTGCCGGATTTCGAGGGGAAAGACTGTGACGCTTGAGTGGAGTAGAGTTCACACCCATTTTGCCCCCGATATGATCGACCCTTGGGCGTTTCGCGCTTTTTTCAAGAAGACTTTGAAGCGTGTTGTAGGCTTCTATCCTGAAGCAAATGTTGAAGTTAGCGGCGAAGGTATCCATTTGCGATACTCCCCCTCCCCTGTGCGGCAAAGAGCACTACCTTTTTCCACAAAGTAGCTGTGGATTTCGATAGTTTTCCACGCTGACTTGTATTGGTCGCTTTTGGCTGATTTTTGAGTTTTCCACGCTGACTTATATCGGGTTTCCGCGCTGACTTATATCGGCGTTATATTGAACCGGTAGTTAAAGCCTGTAGCTTCTAAAGAAATACCCGGTAGTCGGTGAAGCGGGGCGGTGGATATTTTTTTTGAAGCGAAACGCAACCCCAAAAGCAACCGCAAAGGCTCCGTGGCTCGATTTGGGGTATCTACCCCTCACCCAAACGGTTACAATCGCGTGGCGACCCCTCAGAGGGCCGGGAATCGGCATCGTAGGTGATCGGAGGCAACGTGAAAGACCGCATCGGGAACAAGTTGGCCGTCAAGGACAAGGTTTTGGTCGAGTTGCCGACCTCAAGCATCATCGGCTTCATCGCGGAAGCGGTAGAGCCTGGGCTTGTGGCTGTGCGTCGCGGGACGGCGGCGGCGGGTACTCCGGGCCGGTTGCTGGTGTCGGTCGTCTTCGCGCTGCCGGTTGACCCGGAGACTGGCTCGGTCGCCCAAGTCGTCAAGGTGTACGACCCGGACACTCACGAGGCCGTAGGGCCGTCGCTGATCTCTTCGGGTACGTCGGGGCCATCAAAGGCGAATTGACGCAACCTAGAGGCTTGGGGCGCAGTCCCAAAACAATTCTATGGGTTGGCTGAGGCGTCGGCTGAGTGCTGGCGTAGTAGGTACGGGTCGCAACCGTAACAACCCCCTCCCGCCATGTAACGAAATAATAAAATGCTACATGAGGCTAGACAGTGTATGCACAAATATGCTAAGAAGTAATGCGTTGATTCAACAAAAAACTTTTTCATTGCAAAAATTTTTTATCGACAGGTCAATACAAAATTTATTG